AGGGATGTTAATTCAGCTTCAGCATCAATTGAATGATAAGCGTTTAAATCTTGTGCAAATTCCGGTGTCCATTGAGCCTTTAACTTTCTAGTTTTGGCAGCAACAGTATCACTAATTAACTGAACATTAATTTCTGGAATAGCTTGAGTTGATACTGAATTAGCTGGTACAGTATCTTCAAAATCTCCTCTATCATTTAAGTTATCAGGTCCTTTATGGAATACTAATTGTCCACCAGTTGTAGCAGATCCAGCAGCACCAGATACTACAAATTCAATATTATCACCATTAATTCTAGTAAATTGTGGGATAACTGTTAATGTTCCTTTTACATATTTAAATGCTCTAATTCCTTCTGGATCATGATTAGAAGCAGAAGCTATAGGAGTTGATAATAAAAATATTTCATCACCTACACCATCTGTACTACCAAATGTATGTCCTTTAGCAGCTTCTGATTTTGAGAATTCAGTATCTAAATTTAAAATACCTGCAAAAGTAGCGGATCCTGTAGTAACTACTGTTGGAGCTACACTACTTTGAGTTATTGAATATCCATACTCACCTGCACCATAAAGACCTTTATTTAAAGCACCATCAGTTCTTTTAATTAAATCTGAAGTACTTCCCGCAGCACCATAAAGAGATTCATCTTGACTTTTAAAGTTTTGAGCTGTACCATATTGGAAGTCTAAATAGAAAATTAGACCCGCTGGTAAATTCATTGGTTGAACCGATACTAAATCCTTAGCAACAATTTCTCCAAATACTCTTCTTACAAGTGGAAGAGCAACACCTGCCCAAGCTTCGGAATTTCCTGCACTAAATGATGCATCTGTTCCCGTAGAACTTGCTTCATTTACAAGCTGCTTAGCTTGATTTTCTAACAACATAGCCATGTTGTTTTGTTCCGTTGAAGATTCAATACCTTCCAATAATCCTGATTTTCCCCATTTACCAGCTAATTTAGCCGACTGGTCTTGTAGGACTTGGTAAGGACTTGCACCTTCTAATAAATTATTTACGTTCATTTTGTAAAAATTTTAAAAATTATTGATTTATTTTAATATTTGCTAATTTTTGGAACCTTTTCATCATATCATTAGATTCTGAAATTACTTCTTTTTTAGGAGCAGTTGATTTACCTGCTGGTTTTGAAGCCATTCCTAAACCTTCTTTAATGGATGTTTTTTTAGTTTGTTTATTACCACTAGAGATAGTAAACGTATGTTTAATTGTTTCATATATTAATTTAGCTTCCTTAACTGTACCAGCTTTATCAAGAGTTTCAACTACACGTAGTTTTTGTGATTCATTAAGTTGGTTTGCTTTAAAGATTCTATTAACATATAATAATTTCGAGTTTAAAAGATTTACTTCACTTAATTGAGTTTTTGAAACTTCAAGAGCCTTTTGTGTTTCTTCAAGTTCTGCTTTAACTTCATCAAGTTCAGCTTGTAATGGATTTACTGATTCATTTTTTTCATCTTCTTTATGTTTTCCTTCTTCCATTTTATCATCATCATCTTTTTTTCCTTCTTCCATTTTATCATCATCATCCTTTTTTTCTTCTAGACCTTCTAATTCTTCAAGAAGTGCGTCAATATCAAAATTTTCTTTTTCATTAACGTAATCCGCTTTATAGCCTACTCTATTAGCTTCTTCAGCTTTATAAATTGGACTTGTTTCTTCAAGTTCTTCTTTATCACCTTCGGCAATTTCCTCTTCGCCTTCGGCAACTGGTTCTTCAGCTTCACTTTCTTCTAATTCTAGTTCCTTTAGTATTTCTTCCAAATCAACCTCTTCTTCCATTTCATCTTCGCCCATTTTATCATCTTTATGATATACTTCATCTTTTTTATCAGGGTCTTCACCCATTTTAGAATGCATACCTTCTTCTTTTTTGTCATCAGGATCATCTTCTCCCATGTGATAACCTTCTTCTTTTTTGTCATCAGGATCGTCTTCACCCATATGATAGCCTTCTTTTTTATCTTCCTTATCGTCTTCACCGTAGTACATTTCGTCTACTTCTTCTTCTAGTTCTTCCGATAATTTAGCAGAAAGCATGGATTGTAATTTAGGCGTAAATGCTTCTTCTAGGGCAGCTTTGGCGTTTGCAAGTGCAACTTCACGAACAGCTTTAGCGTCAGCAATAGCTTCTTTTAAAATGTCTTTTGCCATTTTTTAATAGTTTTTTCTCTTTCGAGTCTCGTTAATAAATTATACGGGAAATAAGGTTATTAGGAACCTTAATAGATTATTTAAAAATCAGGGACGGCTTATTAGAAAGTCCGTATGTTTAACGAATATACATACATAAAAAAAATAAAAACCAAAAAAGGCGCCATAAGGCGCCTTCATTGATATAAATAAATATTTCTTACTTTTTACCGTTAGGGGCAAAGAAAGAACATACTATTACCAAAACTACTAAACCTACAAATCCGCCCTGACCAAAGCCATTAACTAGAGATGTTAAGTTTGCAATTACATCAATACCAAACACGGAAGTACCTGCAAGTACATACCATAAAATTGATACTGGAACTAATGCTAAAAACAGTTTTCCTAGGCCACCTAAGAAATCTGATAGTAAATTAAATACTTTTTCCATTTTTTTTTAGATTTAATTGATTAATAATTAGTTTAAAATTTAAGACCTACACCTAATCCTAGATTAGTTGTTTTAGTGCCCGTGTTGTATACTAAACGTGGGTCAACATAAACGTTTCTTGAAAAAGAAAACATTTTACCTACACCTAGATCCATTTGATCCGTATTTAATCCTAAATCAGAACCTAAGTAAAAGAAACAACCTTGTGTAAAGTAACGTGCGTGAATATCTACTTGTAGATCACCACCCACTTCTTGGTTAGTAGTCATACCAACCATTAGGTTATCTGTTAAACCATATCCTATTGAAGGATTTATAGACCATTCAGTCCATGCTGTGTTTGAAATATCGCCAGTACCTACGTACCAGTCACCTTTTTCCTGTGCGTTTACTCCGGCTACCATAAGCAGTCCTAAAGTCAAACTTGAAATCATTTTTCTCATAATTCTTGTTTTCGTTAATAATAATTGAGTTGTGAAAAATAAAGAGGAAGGAAAAGTCCTCTTTAAGCTGTGTATGTGTTTAGTCTCTCATAGAGTTGTATTTTTTTTGCAACCTTTATTGTTCGCCATACATATGACTAATTTTTTAAGAAACCAAATTTTTAATATGAAGTTTTTAACATTTACAAACACCTGTATTATCACATATAATGTCTCGGATAATATTGTTTACTTTGTTATATTGATAAGTTGGAGTTTTTATTTCTTGTAATGCTCTACCCATAGGAGTCATATATGCACCATGTGTTGAAGGAGTAGATACAAAATCAAAACATAACAATTCAAAATCTTCTTGAACTGTTACTGTATTTTCGGCCATATTTTCTTTTACTGAACCCATTCCACGAGAAGATATACCAACAGTAATACCATTTCTAAATAATTCTTTAAGAATATTACCTGCGGGTGTTGATAATACCTCAACAACTCCAAATACATCATTTCCATCTATTTTTACTTCTTTAACATTATGAGATACATTTTGTAAATTAATTACTGATGATTCAGGATGATCTAATTCACCTAATGCTCTTCTTTCTTTTATAGGCCCCTCGTTATACTTTTTAATTTCTCTTAATAAAATTTCTCGGGGATATATTCTACCATTTTGGTTTTCAGCTTCTGCTCTTTGTATTACACCTGATACAATTAATGGTTTATTATCTCTAATAGAGGCTTCCACTAATTGTTTATCTACTTGAAATGGTCTATATTCTGTTAAAAGCATATTATTAATTTGAGAATTCTCTTAATTTATTTTCTAACCTTTTTAATTGAGCACCTAATTCATGTATTCTTTTATTAGTAGATCTCAAAAATGTTCCAGAATTCATATCTAATTCCATTTTTAGTCTAAAATTATGATTAATTATTCTTTCAATTTCTTTAATCATTTTACCTACTTGACTAATTCCTCTAGCTATTTTTTGGCGTGGTGTAGATTCAGTATTACGTTTAAAATCACTATATGAAACCTCATTTAACTCATCTTTTTTTCTTTTCTTTTTAAAAGCAAAAGGAGTAGCATATGCTTCTCCAGCTCCAGCTTGAAAAGATGCCCCCGTACCTGTCATACTAGCTTCCTTAGATAAATCTTTAGTTTTTTCTTGTTCAATATTAGATTTAACTAAAAAGCTAAGTACTTTAATAAAATCCTTACTCATTTTTGAAGAAACGGTTCCCTGTTTTATTTGATTAACAAGAGTTTTTAATATTTTCATATCATCCTTACTTAACCCGTGTCCCTCATTTATAATATCTGTATCTATTATATTCATTTCATTCATTCGATCGGCAAAGATTTTAATAACATTTTGAATTTTGCCCATATTATATTTACTAACTATTCTTTGTAAAGCCGCAATATCTTCATTACTCATTGATTCTTCTTTATCAGAATAATTTTCAGCTAATCTTTGTTTAGCTTGCCAATCGTGTATATTAAATTTTTTACCCATGGATAGTTTTTAATTCATTTACTAGTTCATAATAATTAAGTAAATTACTTACATTATCATCATGTACTGATGATTTTTCTT